ACAATATATAAGCAGCATCATTAATTGATAATATATTATATTTAAGTGAACTATCAAATTCTTGCCATTGCAAAGGATATCTAAAATCGGTACGATATAAAATTTTACGTTTTCCTTTAGGAGTCATTACATGATAGATATATTTTCGTCCTTGTTTTTCTCTAAAAAATATTGTATTTTTTTTAATTTTATGTATTGTCATTTTTTAATAATAACTTCTACATATAAACATAATCTTATTCATTTTTTTCTAAAATATAAAATGCATTAATAACATCCATCGGGTACATTGTCGCATAATGTCAGATGATTTAATCCTCCTCTTTTAATTATAACATATTCATAAACGTATTCTTTCATGACAATATATAATATAAATACTAGAACACCAAATAAGATATATATTCTAATATTTTGTCTTCTTGTTCTAACGTCATTTTCATCTTCAACAGGTCGATTTTTTATTGAATATATACTATCTTTTTCTAAATCTGAAATATTATCCACATATTTAGATAATTTATCCATTTATTATATATATTTTTTTTATATTTAATTTATATAAATAATGTTAGAATTAAAACCTTTAAAATTTAATATTGAATGTTTAGATTTTTATCAATCAGGTGGTTTTGAGCCAGAAAATAATTGGATGATGATGGGGTTAGGTCTACTTGTTATAATTATATTAATATCAATAGTAATGTCACGATCAAATTCCAATTCTAATTCAAATTCAACTAGTATTCATGTAACAAAGAGATCAATTGATGGAGAAGATGTATATTATAAGGAAGTAGATGGGGATGAGCAAGAATTAACAGAAGAAGATAAGAGAAATTATGATAAAATGTTTGAAGAGAAAATAATTGCAGATGATGAAGAGATAGAATTAAATACAGAAGATATTATAGTAAATGAATCATCATATATGAATTAATTAAATATTATATAAAATAATTATATTATATAATATGTCATATTCAGATTTTAGAAATAATTTAAAAAAATGGGCAAAATTAGATCAGGAACAGAATAAACATCAAACATTGTTGAATGAATTAAAAAGTAAAAAGACATTAATTAAACCGAGTTTAATTAATTATATGAATAATTCGAAAATATCTTCAGTACCAATTAATTCAAAATATGATTTTAAATTAAAAGAGACTAGTCAATACTCTTTTGTTTCAAAAAGTCATTTATATAATACTTTAAAAAAGTATATAAATAATGAAAATCAACTTGAAATAATAATAAATGATATTTATCAGTCGAGAAATAAAAAAATAAATTATGATATAAATATTATGAAAAAACAATAATATTACTATATATATATGCTTATATCTAAAATTAAATTAGATAATTTATCATTAAATCATTTGAGTGATATGTTAATTGATGATGTTTTTTTAATTAATATATTTAATGAAGGGATATGTATAACTCAAAATATTAATAATATATCAAATTTAAGTATTTTTATAAATAGAAATGATACAGTGAATTATTTTAATGCGTCAGAAATAAGTTTTGTCACAGATGATATATTTTCATTAAATGAATTAGAAATCGATAAGATAGACAATAATTCATATAAAATAAATAAGGAAATAAATATAATTAACAATCCTTGTAATGTCTGTAAAAAACTAATAAATTTACAATTTACAGATACAAATATAAATTATAAAGATTTGAAAATCAGTGATAAAATAAATTTTTTAAATGAATGTAAATTTAAAATAGTTATATCAAATCAATTTAATGGTATTGTTTTAAGAACAACTAAACATGCTTTTACATTGTATTTAAATATTCTGTATTAGAATTATTTTTAAAATTATTCATTTTTAAATATTCTTTTCTACTTAATGCGATATACATATCATCTCCACCAATAACTTCTTGTTTTGTGTCATTACTAATTCTAAATGTGAATGGTGCTTCTTCTCCATTTCTCTTATCAATAGCTGTCAAATGTGTAATTGAATCACTTAAGGGAATTAATTGACTAATTTGTTCAAATGGTTCTCTTTTATAATCTCCACTTAATCCATAACATTCAACTATTTTTCCTTTGTTTGCCCATAAATCGCTAATGAATGATGCATCACTATAAAATTGTATTTCATCAATCATTATTACATCATAATTATCGACGAAATCATTTACATCTGATAAATTTATTGCACATATTGCATCGTGTTTATATTGATTATGAGTTACAACTACTGAATTATCATCATAACGAATATCATTTTTATATTTAATAATAATACATTTTTTTCCTCCTAATTCATATCTTTCTTTCCGAGCTAGTAGAGTTGTTGTTTTACTTGAATACATTGGGCCAATAAAAAGACGTATCATATTTAATTAATATAAGTATAATTATTCATTTATATTAATAATAATCAATTTTTTTTAACTATCTTTAAATATAATATTTATTTAAGTATATATGTCTGATACACTAATAAAGCTTTTAAAGAATATAGTTAAAGAAAATAGATTAATTAAATTTAAAGATGAGAATAAATTTAGTAAACTTCAGTTAATTAAATCAATTGTAAACAATGAATTTAAAAAAGGTATATCATCTGATGTATATTTAACTTATCTTTCATATTACATAGATGATAAGGTATTATTTGATATGGATGATAATGATTATATAGTAATAAATGTAGGTATAAATATTTTAAAAGGTATGTTAAATAGATTGGTATATTTTAATGATGATTTAAAAATATATGAAATAGAAGAAATAGAGAATAAATATTTAGGTTTAATAGCTTCAATATATGAATGTAATGATATAATAATGTATTTGGAATATTCTGATAATGAAGGTAGAATTATTTTATCAAATAAATATAAAGATAGACATAGAGCATCTACAACAATTTATAATGATTTTGCATTTTACAATTTAATAATAAATAAAGGTAGTTAAATTGTAATGAATGATACTTTATTTCCATTAAATGAATCTTTTAAAACTACATCATAATAGTCACAATTATCTATAATTAAGGTATCATTTTGTAGTTCTCCATTTGATAAAATATTTATATCGTATGCAGATCTATTAATAATTTCTGAAAGTGTTTTTTTTAAATTGAATATAGTATCAATATTTTTATTTATAATATATGATTTTCCATTGAATATTTTAACAATCATTTATTTACTATTAATAATTTATATTTAAGTATTTTAAGTTTAATATGTGTAATTTATTTATCAATTGTAACAATGATAAATATATATTTAGATCAAAAAGATGAGCATAATAAAGATGAAGATATATGCTCAATTTGTCATGATAAATTTGATAATGATAAATATATAATTCCAGAATGTAATCACATATTTCATACTTCATGTATGATTCAATGGTATAGAACAGGGAATATTAGATGTCCCTATTGTAATTCAACACCTGATAGTTTAAATGATGAAATGTCATATATTGGAAATAGAAAAATGATTAATGCAAAGTATAAAATTATATTAAATTATTGCAGAAGGAAAAATGCGAATGAATATGTGAAGAAAAAAATTGAAGATATAAAAAAATTATTAAATATAGTAAAGGAATTATTATCTTCAATGAAAACATTAAAAGATGAAAATGGTAGTTTTAAAGAAACAAAAAAAAATTTATCTATATTAAGAAATAAACGTTGGAGAACAGAACGTAATATATATACAAAAAAGAAAGATTTAATAGAAACTGTAAATATAGTACCATATATATTAAAAAAATAGAACAAAAATACTAAATATATATTTAAAGTTTTAAATTTAGTATATATATAATGTCAACTGAATATTATGAATTGTTAGGAGTTACTAAAAGTGCAACAAGTAATGAGATTAAAAAAGCTTACAGGAAATTAGCAATAAAATACCATCCAGATAAAAATCCGGATAATCCTGAAGCGGAAGAAAAATTTAAAGAAATATCAGAAGCATATGAAGTATTAAGTGATAATGATAAAAGACAAGTTTATGATAAATTTGGGAAAGATGCAGTGCAAGGAAACGGTGGTCCACAAATGGATCCATTTGATATATTTAATAATATATTTGGTGGAATGGGTGGAATGGGTGGAATGGGTGGAATGCCACCAGGTGTAAATGTTAGAATGGGAGGTATGGGAGGTATGGGAGGTATGGGAGGCATGCCTTTTGGCATGCATCAACAAAGAAGAACATCCTCCGATATTGTAACAAGAGTAATGGTAACTTTAGAGGAAGTATATACAGGAGCAACAAAAGAAATTAAAGGAACAAGAAAAAATAAAGATAAAACAGAAAATTTTTCTATGAAAATTGATATTCCAGTAGGTTGTGGTGATAATATTAAAATGGTACAACGAGGTAAAGGTAATATAGAAGATAATTTAGAGCCTGGCAATTTGGTTATTGTAATCACTTATGAAGATCATCCTGTATTTAAAGTTAGTGAAAATCATTTAGTAATAATTAAAAAGATTAAATTTGGATCATCATTATTAGGTACAAAATTTAATGTTAGTTTATTAGATGGTACTGATATTAATATTGATGTAAATGGGCCAATTTTTGATGGAGATGTAAGAGCAATACAAAATTATGGTTTACCAGTAATGAATAATAGAGGAAAAGGTGATTTAGTAGTTAAATTTGAGGTAGAACGATTATTAAGTTTTAATAAGGAACAAATAAGGTTAATTACAGAAATTTTTCCTATGGATAAATTTCCAGTAAAAGATTGTGATGATATTGAAGCTATAAATCCTGATAATTTCCAAAATGATAATAATCCACAACAAAGTGATGATGGGAATGTTCAATGTGTTCATCAATAAATAAAAAAAAATAATAAAATTATTATTTTTTTTCAATTTGTTCTCCACAGTACGCAACTTTTAGAATTAGTCCAAAGTATATGACACTATTTTGAATCCCTATGAATGAGAGTTGTCCTAATTATAGAATATACTATAGGATAAGCTATAGTACATTCGATATAAACCTTAAAGGACAGAAGGTTTTTCCTTTTATAGCGAGAGGGAAAGTCCCGCTAATAACCCTCTAAAGGAATGAGAGTAATTTTTTACATTAATTAATTATTTATTTATATTAAATATAATTTATGTTACTCTCCCCCTCTTCTTCAATGCAATAATTTAACTAAATTATCAAATATCAACCTAATAGATATCCTTATATACTTATCTATATTATAGTATATCTATAGGGATTTGATAATTTATTTAAATTATTATTTGTTCAAATAATAGTTTATATCTGAGCATCTTAGCTATAAACTTAGTTTAATAGCTAACACTAAAAAAGAGGGGGCAAATGGCGCTTGTAATCGTAATATCTTCCATATCTTAAAGTAGAAATGGAAATTTTTATAATATATAATTACTATGATAGGATAATTTATTTTCAATTTTTTTTAATATATTTAAAGTTATATTTAATATTTATTAATAAATGTCAATAAAACAACTAAATAATGAATTAGATAAAACTAGTAATTTTGATAGATCCTATATGGCTCATGGATGGGTACGTACCTGTAGAACATCTAGTTCAATATTAGGATTTTGTAATTTAAATGATGGGAGTAATCCCTGTGGATTACAAATTGTAATATGTGAAACTGGTATGAAGCAAGAAAATATAGATAAATTTTTTAAAACTATAAAGGTTGGTGCATTTATTAATTGCGTTGGAAAAATGGTAAAATCTCCTGCAAAGGGTCAGAAATATGAAATGCAATTAGAACATTTTGAATTAACTGGTGATGTTGATGATACTTATCCATTAAGTAAAACAAAAATGAATTTAGAGACATTACGTAACTTTATTCATTTAAGGTCAAGAACAAATGTATTTGGTAGTGTATTTAGGATTAGATCATCATTAATGAAAATTTTACATGATTTTTATCATGATAGGGATTTTCTTAATTTAGATCCAAATATTATTACTGTTAACGAATGTGAGGGTGGTGCAGGTGTTTTTCAATTGACAGAAAGAGATATAACAAATGTAGATAAATTAGATTTAGTAAAAGATAGTAAAAAATATGATTGGTCAAAAGATCATTTTTGTAGACCAGCATATTTAACAGTATCATCCCAATTACAATTAGAGGCGATGGCATGTTCATTAGGAAATGTTTATACAATGAATAAAAGTTTTAGAAGTGAGCATTCTTCAACAAGTAAGCATGTTTCAGAGTTTACACATTTAGAAATAGAAATGGTGAATAATTCATTTAATGATTTAATGCACATTGGTGAAAGTATGATAAAATATGTTATAAATAGATTATTAAATGATAGATTAGATGATATAGAAAACTTAAATAAATTTATAAGTAAGGGATTGGTTGATAAATTAAGAAAATTAAAAGATAGTGAATTTATTTATAAAAAATATAAGGATGCAGTAGTTGAAATCAATGAAGATATTATTAAAAATAAGAAATTAAAATTAACAAAATTAGAGATTGGTGATGATTTAGGTTCAGAACATGAAAATTATTTGACTCAAAAATATGATACTGGTGTATTTATTACACATTGGCCAAGTGAAATTAAGAGTTTTTATATGAAACAATGTGATGATGGGACATGTGAATCATTTGATTTATTAATTCCATATGGAATTGGTGAATTAATTGGTGCGTCACAAAGAGAAGAAAATTTTGATAAATTATCAGAAATGATGGATAAAAAAGGAATTAATAAAGATGATATGTCATTTTATTTAGATTTAAGAAAATTTGGGTCATGTCCACATGGTGGATTTGGATTAGGCGTGGATAGATTATTAATGTTAGTAACTGGTATGCAGAATATTAAAGATGTGATTCCATTTCCAGTTTATTATAAGAGTTGTAAATTTTAAAAATAATTTAAAAAGAAAGTTATCATTTTAAGTTATAAATGCCAAGAAATTTAAAAAAAGAGTTAGTAAATGCAAAGGCATTATTAGATAAAGCAGATGCGATTTTAATAGTGACTGGAGCAGGTATGAGTGTAGATTCAGGAATCCCAACATACAGAGGTAATAATGGGATTTGGACTAAAAGTATAAAAATAGGTAATGATACATATGCATATGATGATATATCAAGTTTAAAAATGTGGAAAACAAGACCAGAATTAGCATGGGGTTTTAAAGCAAATTTTTATAAAATGATGAATGAGTTAGAACCACATAATGGATATTATGAATTATTAGAAAGTATTCAAGATAAGTATGATTATTTTATTGCTACATCAAATATAGATGGATATTTTAAGAGAGCAGGTTTTGATCAAAATAAAATTTATGAAGTTCATGGAAGTGTGAATTATTTACAATGTATGGATAAAAATTGTAATAATTTAAATGGAGTTCTAGAAGCGAGTGACCTTCCAACATTTAATGAAGAAACATTTATTGCTGATTGGTTACCTAAATGTAAACATTGTGGTAAAATGTCTAGACCAAATGTAAGTATGTTTGGTGATGTAGAATTTTATGGAAAGCCTTATGAACATCAAAGAAAGAGATTAAATGTTTGGTTATCCAATATAAAAAAAAATAATAAGAAGTTAGTAATTCTTGAAATAGGGTGTGGTATAAATCCCCATTCTTTAAGAATGTCAAATGGAAAAATGATGAGTGGGGAATGGAAAATGCCAGTATTTGATAATAACATTGGAACAATTAGATTAAATCCAAATGATGAACAGGAAGAGAAAGAAACTATTCATATAAGTATGGGTGCTCAAAAAGGTATACATTCTCTTTTTATATAAAAATTAAATATTATCAATCGGAATAGCGATGATATCAACAGGTAGTTGATCATTAATTACTTTAATTTCGTTATTAGGAATAATATTAATAATATAAGCAGTTGCATGATGAATATCATTGGTTAATTTATTTTCAAAAAGAAAGTTATATGTTATTATAACATATGCGAATGTGAATAATATTTGCATTATAAGTGATATAGTATTATTAATTTGTAATAATATATTACTTAAACATCTATGATTTGTGAATTGTATTATATTCCAAATTATTAATCCAAAATTAAAAAAACATGTAAATAAATTATATACATAATATTGATATGTAGATTCAGGTCTAATTGATAAAAATTTATAATTATAAAATACAGATAAAATATAAGTAATAATGTATGAGTTAATTTTTGTTTTACAATGTAAATTTTTAGTCCAATTTAAACTTAGTGTTATAACACTAAATATAATGAAGCAGATTAAAGTAAATACAAAGATACATTGATAAAATTGTATTAATCGCAATTTTTCTGAGTATTTACTCATTTTTTTGTAATAACAAATGATTAAGGCTAATAATTAATATAGTCAATTTTTTAGAAAATAAAATCAATTGAGACATCTGATGCCCAAGTAAATTTATCTTGTAATGCAGTAGTAAATAATTTATTTATATCAATATCATGTTTTTTCATAAATGCAATAGTAATACGGGGATCTATATAATTAACTTTAGAAGTACCGAGTGATACATTTTTCATTTCTAATTTTAGGTCTTTTTTAGATTTTATTAATTTAATTTTATCATCAATTTTATTAATTTTTTCTCTTATTGTTTTTCTATCTTTACCTTTTTCTTTATATTCTATTTTTTTTATATCTAATGCTTTTTTCTTTTTTTTTGCTTCTTTTAGTTTATCATTAACTTTATCAATTTGATCTTTAAAATTTTTATTAATATTTTTTTGATGATTACATAATAGTGCAACTTTTGCATTTGCTTTATTAAATTCATCTAATAAAAGATTTAATTTATCGTCATGATTATAATTTTCAAATTTTGAACTAATTTTATTTAATTCTTTTTGAAATAATTTACTAGCATTCATAGTACGGAATACTTTAGATGTTAATCCTTTCATAAAGTCTTGTAAATAAATATTAAGGTCAGATGGTGATATTAGATTAAATAAATCATCTTTTTTATTTTTATTTTCCATAAATTGTTTTAAATTTTGATAAACAATCGAAATAACTTCAAATTTTTTAGTGAATCGAACTGAATCTTTACCTAAAAAATCTAATTTAACTTTATTATTATCTAGTAAGTCAATATGTTCTACTCTTAATGAACTAACACCTACTGTATCTGCTTCATCTTTACCTTTTTCATTACCAACACGTAAGGAAAGATTTTCAATGAAATATAAAGCAGTTGATAGTTGTTGTTTTTTTTCATTATCACTATTTAAATTTCCTTCATTGCATTTTCTTATTTCTCCTAATTTTCTTTTAAGTTTTCTTGCTAATTCAAATTTATTTTTATCACTTTCAGATTTATAATCAGATTTATCACTTAATCTAACATATTTCATTTTTCCTGTAATTTCTTCTTTCCATGCTGCTAACCATAAAACATCTTTATCGTGTATAACTTCTTTCCAATTTTTATCTTCAAAGCCCGTGTCGGGAATTTTTTCATCTTTACCTATATTAATTGTAATATCTTCTGGGTATACTCTTTTTTTGATTTTACCAATAAGTGGATGACATCCTCTACCTATAAAAATACCAGGTGGTTCAATTCTAAAATTACCAACAGGTTGTTCTTTTCCATCAATTATAGCAATAGTATATTTTTCTTCTAATTTAGATTGTTCTTTTTTAATTTTTTCTTTTTCTTCTTTAGAAATTGCTAGTTTTTCTTTTCTTTCATTTTCTAAATATTTATGAATATTTCTAAAATCAATATCATCAATTGAATCAATTTTAATATTTGGGTCTAATAATTTTTTGAAATCTTTCCAAAAATTTTTATTAAATCGATTTGTTATATATTCTGTACCAATATATCTAGCATAGAATATTGCTGCTTCTTCAGCTTCTGAATTTAAAATAATATCTTCTCCTTTATAAATAATAGGTATTTTAATTGGGTTGTATTCGGGTGGAAAAAAGACACCATTGTGTGTCATTGTTTTCCAAGAAGTTCCACCTCCGTCTAAATGTTTATTTATCCAATATATAGAAGTAATATAATCACTTAACATTATATATTATAAATATAATTTTATTGCAAATTTATATTAATAACTAATAAGATGAAATGTACAAAATGGGAGTTCAATATATTCCTTAAGTGTAAAAACAAAATCTTTTTATATATATACTCTATATATGTATAATGTATGTGTAATGGCGCGTGTACGTCCGCCTAAAAGTGGGATGGGTAATTATGTTAATGTGAATTCGAATAAGAATTATATTGATATTAATGAAATGAAGAAGGGGTTGATGAATAATAATATAGAAACGCCAAAACGTTTTAATTTTGATGAAGTTTATGATAAAGATTATACGAATGATGATTTATTTAATGACTTTGGAATGAAAATAACTTTTAATTTAATTAAGAATAAGGATACAACATTTTATGTTTATGGCCAAACTGGATCAGGTAAAACATATACTATTATGGGTACAGACAGATTACCAGGATTACTAAAATTAACAATATCAGTTTTAAAGAAGCAAAGTGCAAATATTACATTTAACTGTATTCAAATTTACAATAATAAATGTTTAGATATTTTAAATAATAATTTGGAAATATTTGAAAGAGAAGATAATAATGGTAAAATTCATTTATCAAATATTAAGAATTTGAATTTAAAAAATGAAACTGCTGACAGTATAATAAATTTAATTAAAAGAAATAGACGTGTTGGTGTTTCAAATCAAAATGATGAATCGAGTAGATCTCATTTATTATTTAGATTTAATAATGGGAAGAATTTTTTAAATATATTAGATTTAGCAGGTAGTGAAAAGGCTAAAGATAGTATTTATGTAAATAAAGAAGTTTTTAGAGAGAATGCTGAAATAAATAAAAGTATTCTTGTTCTTAAAGAATGTATAAGATCATTAAAAAATAATAATTCGCATATTCCATATCGTGGAAGTAAATTAACAAAAATATTAAAAGATTCTTTTGAAAGAAAAACAGAAAGTTATATTTTAGCGACTGTATCACCAGAAAAAGAGAATATAAATGATTCTATTAATACTTTAACTTATATCAGTGATATAAAATTAATAAAAAGACAATTTGATATTGAAGTACCAAAAAAGAGAGAGTTACCAATTATAAATGAGGTAAATGATAAATTAAGAAAGTCAATATCAGAACCAAAAATTAATGAAAATAAAAATTTATTACCTCCAGTTATTAAAAGAGATAAATCACAATATATTTATAATAATCCAAGATCGAACTTACCAAATAACCCATTACCAAATAACAACAAATTACCAAATATCAGTAATCAAAATAGTAATGATATTTTTAAACAACAACCAGATTATAGACGTTTTAAAAAACAAAGTAGAGACGTCAATAATTACAATACGCCATATAAGGAATTAAATAAATATAATACACCAAATGGATTAAGTCCAAATTGTAGATTGTTAATGAATAACAGATACAAAATGGAAAATTTAAATAAGGAAAAAGAAAGAATAATAAGTTTAATTGCACGTAGACGTACATCTTCTCAAACTAAAAATAAATTAGTAGGAATAATTAATGACGAAATAAAATTATTATCGCAATTAAAGAATAATATATCATAAAATTGAATTAAGGATATATTTATATTAATCAATAATTAATATAAATGGATCTTATATCAAAGAAGGATAAAATAAAAGATTATTTAATTTTATCACTTATAGATACAGTAGCGGAATTATATTCAATAAATTATAACATTGAAAGTGATATAATTAAAAATCATATTTTAAATAAATTAGATGAGTATAATATTTTAGATGTAGATATAAATAAAACCAATATGTTAGAGGTAAAAAGTAAAATAATGACTTTAATAACTAAAGATTTACCTAAAAATATTATTCAAAATAATATTTCATTATTTGACAATTATAAAAAATGTGAACTTATTGGATCAGGTGGATATGCTCATGTTTATGAAGTGTATAATTCATTAGATGATAGGAAATATGCAATTAAGAAAATAGGTATTCGGAATAATTTTTATCCTTCATTAATTGAAGTGAGATCAATGGCCAAATTAGAGCATAAAAATATTGTAAGATATCATACTTCATGGGTGGAGTCTATAAATATAAATAAAAAGATAGATAATTTAAATTCCAAATTATTATGTTTGAATCAAAATATGGAAAAAATACACTTAGTAAAAGTAGATAGTACAGAATTAATTAAAGCTGAGAATTCGGAATATGATGACAGTTATTCAACTGAAAATTCAGAATATGACGAAAAAGTATATGATAAATTTATATTTATACAAATGGAATTATGTAAGCAAAATTTAAGAGATTATTTACTAAATAATAAATTAGATGATGAAAATAAAAAGATAATTTGCAGGGAAATTATAGAGGGATTAACATATATTCATAATAATAACATAATTCATAGAGATTTAAAACCAACAAATATATTTATTGATTTTGATAATAAAATTAAAATTGGTGACTTTGGATTAGCTACAAATATATATGATATGCATTATGAAGAAGTTGGAACAGGTGGTTATATTGCTCCGGAAATATTAAATGGTGAAAAGTACAATGCTAAAGCAGATTTATATAGTTTAGGAGTAATAATTTTAGAGATTTTTGGTAATTTTAAAACAAATATGGAGAAATTATTAATATTAAGAAAAATAAGACATGAAAAAAATTGTACATATTTAAATAATAATGAACTAAATAAAATAATATCAAGTTTATTATGTAAAGATCCAAATAAAAGAGGTGATTTAGATAATATATTAAATAAATTTATAACTGATTCATAAGTATAATTAAAAAACATAGATTAAAGCTCTAAATCTTCTAGTAGTTTATTGATAATCTTTATAATAAATTTATAATATATATATATATATAATAATGAATACATATAAAATTAAATATTATAGTATTGGCGGTTCTAGTTCTACCAGAGAATCAAAGGATAGTAGTCAAAAACAAAATACTGATACCCCCACATGTAATTGTGTCAACTATAGTAGACAAAGTCCCATTGATATATTAAATAATAATAATATGAATTTGGGAAAAACTCCTTTATTAAAGGTTGATTATAACAATATCAACTTACATAAGTATCCTGACGCTGCAAAATATAAACCAAAAGATGATTATTCTCTTTTTTTTAATAATTATCAGTTTAACTTGATAAATGTACATTTTCATAAACAAAGTGAGCATAAGTTGAATGGTAAACAATATGATATGGAAGCTCATTTTGTACATAAAGCAATTGATGCAAATGAATATGTTGTTTTGGGATTTTTTATAAATGTTGTGGATCAGAATACATCAGATAATATATTAGATGATTTGGTAGCATTACAAGAGAATGTAACAATTACATTACCAAATTTAGAGGATAATACATTTTTTAACTATAAAGGTTCTTTAACCACACCTTCTTTCAATAGTGATGTAGAATGGTGTGTTTTTCAAACACCTTTAAATATATATACATCACCAGAGAATAGAGATAAACATGGATCAGCGAGACCAATACAAACTACTGTATATAAGTCTGAAATTTTACAATTTATGTATTAAATCAACCAATAACAAATAAATTTAATATTTATTAATAAATATTAAATTTATCAGAACATATAGATTATTTTAAATTAATAAAACCATTATCTAGTGGTGTAAAAAAACATATTAAAGCTCTATCTACTAGTTTCTTGATTGAATTCTAATTTATTGTAATATTAATGCTACTATATTAATATTTAAATAAGCCTTAAATTTAAAATTGAATTCTAATTTAACTATTTAAAATAATGTTAATATTATATAATAATGTCGAAATTTACACCATATATAAAAAAATTACAATTTAGTAGTAACATAATTGATAGTGATTTTGATTTGAAAGAATCAGGATATGAAAATCAACCAATTTTTGGGTTAGGCTATCATTATTATACTAAACAAGTGAGAGAGAAAATGCATGACGAAGAATTACAAAATAGAAAGTTTTATTTAATTGTAAATCAATTTGAAAGTGATATTCCAGATTATAAGGAAAATTTAAATAATGTTTTATCAACAAAATTAAAGTTAGATAAAGGTACAAATATATTTTCTCGTGATCTTTTTAAGTTATGGGAAATGCTAGTTTATTTTAATTTAGCAGAAGAGAAAGAGTTTAAATCTGTATCATTATCTGAAAATGGAGGTTTTTTACAATGTATTAATTATTTTAGACAAAATTATGTGAAGTCAAAAGGTGATATTTATTGCTATCAGGGAAGTAATGACAAAGAAGTAAGTGAATGTCTAAAGGAGAATGTAAAAAATAATAAATTATTCAAGTTAAAAGATGGTCCATTAGAACAATTAAATAATTCTAAGTATTTATCAAATGTCACAGCAATTGAAAAATTTATTAAGGATAATAAATTATCAGATATAAATTTAATTACTGCCAATGGAGTAGTTGAATATAAAACGAATTCACATAATGAACATCAATTATACACAATAATTTTGGGAGAAATCATTACAGCACTATCAATTCAGAAGGATAATGGTGATTTTGTATTAAGAATTGAAGACTGTTTTACAAATGTAACAATAAAATTATTAAATATTTTAAACGACTGTTATGATGAGATATTTATTTGTAAGCCACTATTTAGTAGATCATTTAATAATGAAAGATATGTAATTTGTAAGAAATTTAAATTGAAAAGTACATTAAAGACAAATTTAATTAAAAAATTAAAGTTGTTATTAGATAATATGAATAAAGTGAAAGCTAATAATAATTATGTATTAGATATAATTAGTAATTCAGAAGTAAAATCAAAAGATGAGGAACTAATAGCAAGTATTAACTTACATTTAGTAGGAGAAGAGCATTTAAATATTAATAAAATAATTGATTATAAAAATAAAAAAAATTATTTTGGTGAACAATATCATAAATTTAGAGATATTCAAATAGATGCAAGTGTTTGGTGGGATTCTAAATTTATAAAATCTAAAATAAGTGACTTTAATGAAACTAGAAAAGATCTAGTTACATAATTGTACAATACTTATTTAATTCTCCAATTTTATATTTTTTCCATACTTTTTGTGATGTTTTAGAGTGAAAATTATAATCTAATAAAACATCTTTACCTAAACGATTATCATAGAAGCAAATATTATATGGATGATCAAAATTTGTAAAATCATAAATAATATTATTAACTAATAATATTATTTTATTATCATTAATCATTCTATTAATATCTTTTTGAGTATAGTATTTCATATATGAAATTTATATATATATGAAATATTGGTTTACTTTTTAATTTTAGGATATACGTATTTATTAGCTAAAACTTCACCAATTTGAGTTTCATATTTAAACTTTATTTGATCATAAAATAACTGATCAACGCTTAAATCTTTTGTTTCTTTATCTAGTAATCTATCAATTATAATAGGATAATTTTTTACAAAATCAGGTGATGTTGTTTCTATAAATGAAATTAATTTATCTTTATTCATATTTTCATTTACTTTAAGTAATGCTCTAATATCTTCAACTTTATCACTAATACCATTAATTTCTCCTTTTCTTCTTGAAAATTCACTATGTATCTCATTAAGTTTATCAAACATTAAATCTAGAAATTGCATATCTTTATTTTCAACAATTGAATCAAAAACCATTTTATGATCCTTAATAAAATCAGGAAATAATATTTTCATTTCATTAGAAAAGTTATCACTTGACATATTTTTAAATTTATCTAAATTTCTAAACTTTCTAATTTGATCAGCATAATTTTTAATATTTTTAATATTATTTAAATCCATTAATTTAAAGTATAAATAAAGGTTTAAATTAATTTTTTAATTTCATTCTTTAAATTAATAATTAAGTCACTTTTATTTACTTTTTTTAATGTACTATCTTTATTGCTTGTAATTTTATTAATAAAATCTAATAATTCATCTTTTTTAAATGACTTTAATTTATTATCCGTGAACCCATTTATTGTATTAACTAAATCTAAAATTTCTGTATTATTACTATTTTCAATTTCAATGACAATTGAATCATTATCACTTTCTTCATCTGATTCATAATCTAAACTAATATTATCAGAATTTATTTCACTATCAATATGTTTTATTTCCTCTGTTATA